CGTATTCGACGTTTATCCTTGGCTTCAGTCTTATCTCGGCGCTTACTGCCTGGGTGGCAGTGGTTCGTATCAAGTCCGCACTGTGAGAGGTTGAGATGGCTGGAGCGTTAGACAGTTTATTTAAAAGTGTTGCTAAGTCGGTTGTTGCTGATTTAGGCAAATCTTTTGATCACACTATTACTTACACTCGTAAAGTATCTCCAACGTATAACACCAGTACCGGTGCGTTAACGACGACTGATACGGCTTATTCGTTCGATGCACCGTTGGAATTTGTAAATTCTGAGGAACAGGAAGGTCGTGAGTCGCGCCAAGCTAAGTTGTATATTACTCCCGATCAAATTGGCGACAATCAGCCAACGTTGGGAGACGAAATTACGTTGAAATATGCGGGCTCCAACCGTGTGGCTCAAATTGTTGAGTTTCGCACCTATAAGGGTGATCAAGAGTATTTGTACATTGTGCAGGTGAGGTTCTAATGGCTAAGGGGAAGGACTTCAACAGCAACATTGTTTTTAACGAGGTGGAAAACTTTTTCTTTGACTCGTTTAACCGACTTGTTAAAAACACTGTTGTAGAGCTTGGAACTGACGCAGCAGAAGGCGGCGCAAGTCCTGTTCATACAGGTTATTTTGCGTCTAGTTGGACAGCTCGATATAACCGTGTTGAGCGAGAGCCAAAAGAAGTCAGCGATAAAAATCGCAAGGGTCAGGGCGGTGTTGAGGGCAGTGAAGAATGGAAAAAAGCTTATGATGAAAATCTTAGAAGAAAAAACCAAGCTCGTTCCAAAGCTGGAGTACCTAAAGCGGATTCATCTTGCCCACCGTTTATACGTGGCGGAGTCGTGCCCAGATATTTAAAAAGTGTTATCAATCGGGAATTTGATTTTCGCCGAACAGTGTATATTGGTAACACTACTTATTATAGAGCTTATGCACTGGAGGGTGGCTCAGTTCAAAAATATGTTCAAGGCAAAATTAGTCAACAAGTAAAGCAAGCGTTTCAAGAATACAAAGGATTTGGTGATGTGCGTGGCAAGGGAGATGTCCGAATTAGCGATCGCCCTCTGGGACGCAGTGGACGAGTTACTTACACTCCTGTTATGCAAGGTGGGTCCAACTGATGACGCTCGTAAATGCCCGTGCTGCTTTTGAAAAAGCTGTAACCGACGCTGTTGGTGCGGTCGACAACACGGTGCTAATGGTTTACGACAATGTTGCCTACACAACTCCAGGCAAGACTAAAAAATACATTACTACGACAATCAGTTTTACTCAGTCGACGCTTCAAAATCAAGGAGCAGCATCTGACTATTACAGCGGTGTAATTCAGTGCAATGTTTACGTACCACGCAGCGCTGGAACGGCAGTGCTGTCAAGTTTGAGCGAAGCGGTAATTGATGGATTGACCTCTGTCAACGCTTCTGGTTACGTTGACGTTTTCAACACTGTTCCTCGCGTAACGGACGTTAATGGTCCTAATGTTTTGGACCTTGAAGATCGCCCGCATTGTCTGGGAATTATTTCTTGTCAATTCACTGCTGTAGCGTAGTATAGTTAAGTCAAACAATTCTTTTGTATGCGAGCGTCAGAACTTCTTCGCAACAAGTTTGGTGTTAGCCAGGTGTATAAACACTCTGTAGAGCTTGACGGCGAAATAGTGCTTGAGGTCTATTGGCACCCCTTGTCAATTGCTGAGCGTGAATTAATTCAAAAAAAAGCTAATTCTGACGACGCAGATGACTTTGCGTTGAACATGATGATGCAAAAAGCGCTTGATGTCGATGGTAAGCGTCTTTTTCAAGACGGCGAAAAAGCTGTTTTAAAAAATGCTGTTGAAGCACAGGTGCTGCAAGATATTCAGCTTGCGATGCTGCGCTCTGGAGCGGAAAGCAAGGTGGAGGAAGCGAAGGCAGATCTAAAAAGCGAATAACGACTGGTTATTTATTTTCTTTCTGGCCAAGGAGCTAGGAATGACCGTTGCTCAGCTAACGGTTTATCTGACTATGGAGGAACTGATTGGCTGGGCAGCTTTTTATGAGTTGAAATCAGAGCAGGAGGAAAAAGTAATGGATCGAGCTAAAACAGGAAGAGGAGCGCGAACGATGACGTCGCGGTAGACTAGGGCGAGATTTCCTGCGTTTCGCCCTGTGGCCAATTACAACGTAGATATTGAAGTTGCGGTTAAAAATTTAAATGCAATAAAGTCTTTAAAGCGAGAGTTGAGTGCCCTGGAAAAATCTTATGATGATATTAAAAAGGCGAGCAAATCAGGTGCTAGTCATGAGCTAGAATCTAGAAAACAAAAAAGACAAAGAGATGAAGAAAGGCAAAATTTGCTAGACCAAAAACGTTTAACAGGTGAGCTAAAAAGAGCAGAAGCAGGCAGAAGAGCTGATTTAATAAGAAGTTATAGAATGCAACGCCAGGAGGAGTTGAGTTTAAAAAGAATTGCAGAGCAACGAATGAAAGGACTAGGGCAATATGCTGTCACGATTGGCCCTCAACCAGATCGAATTGGCGAAATAAGAAAAAAACAACAACAAGTTCGTTTAGAAGCTGCTAGTAAAATAAATTTTCAAACAAATTTTGAACTTGTACTGGCCCAACAGCTTTTAGGCACAGGAAAGAAACAATTAAACATTAAACAACAAATAACAGATCAACAGCAGACTCAAATAAAAAATGCTCAGGCTTTAAATGCACAGCGAGATCGTGCCTTGGCCAAGGACAAAAAAGAACTTGATAATTTAGACCGTAAAACAAAGTTAGCGCGTAATAAAAGGATTAACGCTGCTGTTACAGGCGGTGCTTTTCCGTTGTTGTTTGGCGGTGGAGCGGGTCAAGCATTAGGCGGTTTTATTGGTGGTGGGATTAGCGGACAAATGTTCTCTGGGATGACTGTTGGCTTGCAAGTGCTGGGCTCGGCACTAGACAGCACAGTCGTTTCTGTATCCAACTTGGGATCAGCGTTAAATCCTGTTTCTGGAAATTTTGAAGCTGTCGCTGAGGCTGCTGGTTATGCAAACACAGAAATCTTAGATCACATAAAAACTATTGAAACTTTGGGGGATAAGAACAGGGCGCTTGAAATCGCGACCGAACAATTGACGCGCACTGTTGGAGCGGACGGCGTAGATGCGCTGCGTCGTTTTGGAGACGCAAGTAAAGATTTAGCAAATTCAACTGCTCAAGCTATGTCTCAGGCTTTTGCAACTATTGCGGCGGCACTAGAGCCTTTGACTAGAGCGGCAGCAAACTTTATGGGAGCCGCAGTTGCTGTAGGTCAAGCTCAAACATCTACAGATCCAAGATTAAAAACCGTACGAGGAGAAATAAAGGAGCGCATGAAAACTTACGGCAATCAATTTGGAGGAATAAACGACTTAGAAAATCGCAGAGCAATTCGTGACCTTCGTGAGCAAGAGTTACGCCTTGTAGAGCAAATAAAAAAAGAAGCTCAAGCAGCAATTATTATTGAAGCTCAAAATCTTCAGATTCAGGAAAACGTTAAAGCAATGAATCTTAAAACACTTGAGCAATACGAGCTAGAGGAAACAATAATTGCTGCCGGTAACGACCTTGTAAATGAAAGAGTTCAAAAGTTGCAAAAAGAGCAAATTCAACTTGATTTTAAGATTGAAAAAGCAAATATAATCCAACGTTTAAATGATGGAGAAATTAGCGCCCGAGCTGTTGTTTTAGCTTTAAAAAGCTTGGAAAATGACAGAACTAAAGACCTTGCGGCGCTTCAAGAGCGCATCAACAACGCTCTTGGTAAAGGAGTGAAAAATAACGAAAAAACCGCTGAACAAAAAGCTAGAGAACTTGAGCAGGCGCAAGAACTTGCAAAAGAGTTTCAACGTGAAATTCGCCTTCGTGAGCTTGGCAGTGATACTGCACGAGAATTATTAGAAATACAATTTGAACACGAAAACGTCGTAAAACAAATTAACGATTTAGAAAATCAATCTCTTGCCGTTGAGCAAAAAGTAAGCGCAGAAAAGTTAAAACAACTTAAAATTAACGAGACGCTTGCTAAGTTTGCTACAACAAAAACCGAAGGCGAGCAAAACCGTGACGACATAAACAGAGAAAACAACTTGCTTGCAGCCAAGCTCCAAGGTCGTGAAAAAGAATTTTTACTTAACGAACGAATTAAAGAACTTGGTGAAGATTTTATCAACGATCTTGAAGTTCAACAGGCTCTGCAGGACCGCATAACAGCAGAAGATTTTGCAGGCAGTCAAGAAGCTGAAATTGAAAGGTTAGAAGCTAAAATTAACGGAACTGAAGAGCAGTTTAATCTAGAACAAAAAATACAAGCAATTAGAGACCTGGGCTTAAGCGCAGGAGAAACTGAGCTGTTAATCAACGAGCAAAAAATTGTTGATTTAATAGAACAGGTTAGA